TTTTTTTTTAGCCTAAAGGACTCGGAACTTTTCCAGCAGTCCGCTATAGAGCATGCCTCAAAAAGAGACACAGCCTGAGCAGCCTCACATACCCGTGAACCTTAGTTCAGCAACAACTCCGGTGCAAGCACATACAAGGCTTCCATCACAGAGCACATAACATCGGCTTCCAGAGCGTCCAACCAATTCCCCAGCCTCGTAATACTTCCATTGGAAGCCTCGAGACGTAGCAGAAAGTGATTACGAAACAGGCCCTTCGCAAACTGCTGAAGGCCCGCCGGTAATTGCACTGTAGACATGGACGTGGGCTCAAATTCGCCCAATAGGTATTTCAGTAGAAAGTTCCGACCTAACGCATCACTCAATCGAGTATTAAGCTCGCGCGTCGTACTGGCATACCGCATAACAGCATTCACGAACTCATCAAGTTCATGACCATCCAGGTGACGAGCCACATACTGTCCGAAACCGTTCCATAGCTTCTTGAGACAACCGTAAGCCGGTGGCCCACCGAACGCCTCGCATCGTTCGGCGACCGCAGCCCACGTAACATCACGGTCTCTTACACCACGGGCAATATCGTTTCGTATCTGTACCGCCTCCTGCACGGCTTCAACGACTGTCCGGTTCAATCCAGCCACGTGAGGACGCATCCTCATTCGTGTCCGCCTAGGCCATCTGCAACATGACAACAATGAGATCCTGCGCATAATAATGTGCGAGACTCCACTACCGTCTGACGCCAAAACGCCTTGCCGCAGATCGGCCCGGTATTGTTCTACTGCCGCAGGGGGCACTGCCACCCCGAGGGACTCACCCAGATAAGCGGCTGCAGAGTCCGCCTGTTCAACAGCACCTGGGGTTTCCGGACCCAACCTCGTGACCTTATCCAATGCTCCCTGCAGCTCAGCAAGCTGCCGCACGAACATTGGCTTCGCGCCACCGTACTTCCCGGTAAACCATGTGGTACCGGGGCGAAGTACGCCAAGACCTCCATCACATGGTGCTCCTTCGAGCACCTCTCTGCGGATACGAAAACTGAGCTGAGTCCTGGTGATACGCACGCCTCCGCCCGACAGGCGTCTGGCTTCCTCCTCTGAAAATCGTATTGGGCCTGGGCCTTTCGGATCCAGTTGGAGCGTAACCCAAGAGTAGTAGCCGGAGACCTCGAAATAGATCCTGACCATAAGACCAGGATCTAAGCCTCTACGCACTGCTCTTTCGCAATTCGTTGCGACCGCCGTAATGACAGCCACATTATGGGGCAACTTGCCAGCAGTCTTAGCAGGCGGTCCAGTCAATACCGAATAGACACTCCGCGCGGGCATACCACGCATCGAACCATTCGCATATATAATCCTGAAATATATCGTTGCACGCCTGCTTACAATCTGCTTCTTCTCATTGGCCTGATAGCCAATGGCTGCCATAGTCTTCACTGATTGGACTGCAGCATACAAGGTCGGATAAACCTCAGCCACATCATCCGCTCTGTTGAAACACAATAGATGCTTCAACATCGGCCCACCCTTTCTCTCTAGCTCCAGGTCCCGTAGGGCCAACCGAGTTCGAGATATTTCGGTGTTACCTTCGAGTGTCTCCCATCTCCCTGATTGCTGCGTCGCACTGCAACGCACCAAGTAGGATCTGTTCGACTGCCCCACCGGGGTGATGCGTTCGCCAGTCGGGACCGGTACGCCCACCCCATCATAAAAGGGCTTCGAATTAGCCTGAGCAATCATTTCGTCGATCTTGGTCTTGAAACGAGCCTCAGCAAAGACTGCCGAATTGTAGATTGCTATATCATGCGATTCTATCATCTTCAGCAAAGCAGCACATACATCATTGCGTGCCTCGTCATCCCGGATGTATTCCTTCGACAAGTCGAACATTACTTCCTTGACTATACGTTGCTCGCAATACTGCACGTAGTGGTCCCATTTCTTGAAATCATACGCAGCCAAAGCGGGTCTCTCGTTACCGATAAAACCCTTTCCTGCCACGGACATTCCAGATAGGGACATATATCTCGCAAATTCTTGCGTTGGTGACTCCCCTACATCCCAACCCACCGCAGAATACTTGTTGTGGATAGGCTGGAAGGCATAGCTAGCAAGGAGTGAGCGGAAGGTATCAATAGCGACAATCGGGCGTGTGGGCCCACGTTCGTCACCCTTGACACCTATTGAGAACTGTGTGACGCCCTTCCAAGTATAAAGGTCGACGTTCTCTTTACTCATCACTCCCATAACAAAAGCTTTGCCTGGGCCGCTGCTACTAAT